TCAACTAGCTAGCAATTTAAAACCAATAAATCTGCTTGCTCCGGGTGGAGGAAAGCTTGGCGATGAAATAAGAAAAGCAATGAAGCCTCTTCGCGATTTTGCGAGAGAGGCACAAAACGCAAATCAAACATATTCAAACACTCTTGCTGGAGCGACTGGTCAAGCCCGAACATTTGAAACCGTTCTAAAAAACGTAAAAATTGCTGCGGGCGGTTATAGCAAGCAGACTTCGGAGGTTAAGGGCTTTGCAAATGCTTTGGCGCAGGCAACTGCTCAGGCGCAGAGGTTAGAGAGAAATCTCGAAAATTTAAAACGAGATGCTTTTCAGCAAGAAGGACTTCCTATTGGTCCTGCAACTCAATTAGGCACATTAGAAGCGGATCTTGCAAGGCTGGATTTTCAAAGACAGCAACGAAATGAAAGGTCAAGGGCTGCTAGAAACGCTCGATTAAATAGAAGGCGTCGTTTTACCGACATTGCCACAGGTGCAGGCTTTCCGTTGCTATTCGGCGGCGGCCCCCTTCAAGCCTTAGGCGGTGGTGTTGGTGGAGCGCTTGGTGGTTTGGGCGGCGCCATTGCAGGCTCTGCAATTATTGCTCAGGTGGAAGGTTTCGCAACAGCAGCTGCTCAAACAGGACAGGCGATTAATTCAGTTACAGGCGCCTTAGCATTGGCGCGTGAACAGTCGTTGTTTTCTACCGATGCGGAAAAAGAACGAGCAGCTGTACTTGAAGAGCAAGGTCGGGTCAGCGAGCTGGCAACACTGTTGACACAGCAGTTTGCTGACAAGATTGGCAACGAAGGAATAAAGGCGTTGCAAGACCTGGGCAAGGAAACTGACGAAACAGCAAAGCTGTGGGGCACTCTGACGCTCCAGCTGCAAACCCTTATCGCTGGCCCTCTGACAGAATTTTTGAAGCTTGTAAACAGCTTCTTAGGCGGAATAACCACAGAACAAAAATTCAAGGCGTTCCAGAGAGATATTGCTGGCGACCCGGCGGCCTTGGCCAGGTTTAAAGAAATTGAGGCAGAAGTGCGCGGTGGCAAGTTTGAAAATGTCCGTGGCAGTGCGTTTGGTGGAGGAGGAACTCGATTTGTTCAGGGCGCGCTAACTATTCCCAGG